CTACTAGTCAGTATTTTATCAAAAGCGATGCTTCAGCGATTTTCCAGGGTTCTCCAGTTGAAGTCGAGTTGACAGGTGGAACCGCAGCAATCATAACAAGTGCCGATGGAGATGGTAAACAACTCCTAGGTGTTTTTGCTGGATGTGAATACGTTGATGCGTCAACAGGTAAATTAACCTTTAAAAACACATGGGCAGGGTCAGGTACTGCCGATACTAACCACGATATAAAGTGTTTTGTCTATGACAATCCAATGCAAAAATTTATTATTGCATCAGATGGGACTAACACTGACAGAGCAACTGCAAAAGCAGATATATTCAAAACAGCACAATTAGCTACTGCTACTGCTGGAAATACCACAACTGGTCTTTCAAGTGCTATGATTGATATATCAACAGCAGAAGCATCAGATCCTTCAAACCCTCTAATGATTGTGGGTATTCATGAGGATGTGACTAACGCTGATCACTCTGCCGCAGGTATCTCTTATATCGTTAAACTCAACAATCATGTATTTGCCGCTTCTAGTGGTGATGCTGATGCTGCTATATCATAAGGAGTCTTAACTATGGCAATTTCAAGAGCACAACTCGCCAAGGAATTAGAGCCGGGTTTAAACGCCCTCTTTGGTATGGAGTATAATAGGTATGAAGGTCAACATTCAGAAATCTTTGACACCGAGTCATCTGACAGAGCGTTTGAAGAAGAAGTAATGTTGAGTGGATTTGGAGCTGCACCGACTAAGTCGGAAGGTAATGCAGTGACATTTGACGATGCAAATGAGGCTTATACTGCAAGGTATAACCATGAGACAGTTGCAATGGCGTTCTCAATAACAGAAGAAGCCGTAGAGGATAACCTTTATGACAAAATCTCTTCTCGTTACACAAGAGCACTTGCAAGATCTATGGCACATACTAAGCAAGTAAAAGCAGCAGGCGTATTAAATAATGCATTCGACACTGGCGTAACAGGTGGTGACGGAAAAGCATTATGTGTAGCAGATCACCCATTAACAAATGGTGGAACTCTAGACAATGTTGCAGCAGCAGATCTTAACGAAACATCTTTAGAAGATGCATTAATCAATATTGCAGGTTTTACAGATGAGCGTGGATTAATCATTGCTTTAAGAGGCATGAAGTTAATTATACCTCGTCAGTTACAATTTGTAGCAGAAAGATTGATGGCTTCTAATATGAGACCAGGAACAGCAGACAACGATGTCAACGCTGTACAGTCAATGGGCATGTTACCAAATGGTTATGTGGTCAATGACTTCTTGACTGATACAGATGCTTTCTTCATTAAGACAGATGCACCGAATGGTCTAAAGCACTTCGAAAGAATGTCTTTAGCGACTGCGATGGATCCAGACTTTGAGACAGGAAACATGAGATATAAAGCAAGAGAAAGATATTCTTTTGGTTTCTCTGATCCTCGTGCCGTGTTTGGTTCACCAGGAGCGTAAGCTTAATTAAAACTTTAAAGAAAGGGCAGTTACATACTGCCCTTTTTTGTGTATAATAAACTAAACCTTGACAGTCGGATAAACTGACTGACATTTGCCAAGACAAGGAGATTGATATGGCTAATACAACTTTTTCGGGTCCAGTCCGATCCGAATCTACACTAAAAACTATAAGTAAGGATGCTACTACTGGAGCAATCACAGAAGTCATTACTATGGGTGATGCACCAGTTGCATTAGGAGACGAGGATAAAACTCTTGATAATGCAACACATAGTGGAAGAGTTCTAGCAGTTCCAGCACTTGGTTCTAATAGAACAATAACTTTACCTGCTCCGATTGCAGGATCAAGTTTTAAGTTTATTTATGCAGGAGCAGCAGAAGAAGCAGAAAATTTGATTATTATTACTCCTGGTAACACTAACTTTTTCTTAGGAAATGTTCAGCATTTAGATACAAATGCAGACAATGTTTCTGTTTATGCAAATGGAAGTTCTAACTCAAAGTTAACATTAACTGACTTTGGTAGCATGGAAATAAACATAGTTGGTAAAGATAGTACTAATTACTATGTTTGGGGTAATGTTGTTTCTGAAGATGCTCCAGCTTTCGCTGATCAATAATAGGAGATATAAATGGCTGGATCAAGATCTGACGTAAAAGCCTTTAATGTAGATCAAGGAGATGCTGCTGCTGTGGTAGGACCTGCAAGATCAAGAATAAGACAAATAGTCGTATTTGGTAATTCTGCTGGTGCTCTTACTATAACAGATGGTAATGGTGGTTCCAATTTGATAGTGCAAAGTTTTCCAACTGGATTACATACTCTTAATATTCCAGATAATGGTATATTGGCAGAGAGTGGTGCCTATCTATCTGCTTTCACGGGTAGTGGCAACAAGCTGACTATATTCTTGTCATGACTAGAAAGAGGGATAAACAACCTCCGAAAACTAAAAAGTATTTCCGCTCTACTAAAAGTGGAGCGGGAATGACTGCAAAAGGTGTTGCTAAATATCGTAGAGACAACCCTGGAAGTAAACTAAAAACAGCTGTTACTGGTAAAGTAAAAAAAGGTAGTAAGGCTGCAAACAGACGCAAATCATATTGTGCACGATCAGCGGGGCAAATGAAAAAATTTCCTAAAGCTGCAAAGAATCCTAATAGTAGATTAAGACAAGCTAGAAGAAGGTGGAAGTGCTAATGAATAATAAAGAATTTTCAACTGGTGTTATGATAGTTTTATTTGCAGGTGCTATAGGATGGTCTATATCAACTTTAATTGAGGTTGATAAAAGAACAGCTATTATGGCAGAAAAAGTATCTGAAAACCATAAAATGATAACACCTTTGTGGGAAGATTTTATTAGGAGAAAGAAAGATGGTTATGTCGAGGGTCTCGATGAGCAAACAGATAAAAAACTCAGTCTCAAATGGAAATAAAAAAAGACCAAAAAGAAAACGAAAAACAAAAAATATTCAGAGGAAGTCCTGTTAAGTACTGTTTAAATTGTAAAAAGAAAAAATGGACTTGTACTTGTTATAGGGTTACTGGATTAGAGGAGTTAAGAAATGCCAAAAGACGCATGTTATCGCAAAGTAAAAGCAAGATTTAAAGTTTTTCCAAGTGCTTATGCTGGGGGTGCCATTGCAAAATGTCGTAAGGTAGGTGCTGCAAACTATGGTAATAAGTCCAAGAAAAAAGCAGAAGGTGGTGTGATTACCGCTAAACAAGGTAAAGCTTTTACAAAAAGAAAATCAAATAAGAAAAATGTCGCAAGAGGTTGTGGTCAAGTCTTAAATGAAAGACGTAAGGTCACAAAGTATAGATAATGGCAGTAAGAAAGACAAAAGCAGGTCTAGCCTTAAAGAGATGGTTTAAGGAGGATTGGAAAGATGTCAAAACGGGCAAAGCGTGTGGTCGTAAAAAGGGTGAAAAGAGGGGTACGCCTTATTGTCGTCCAACTAAAAGAGTGTCTTCGAAAACTCCAAAAACTTCTTCGGAGATGACTTCTGCTGAAAAACGTAGTAGAATAAGTCAAAAGAATCGGTTGGGACAACCAGCTGGTAAACCAAGGCGAGTAGCATCACTAAGAAAGAGAAGGAAAAAATAATGAAAAAAGTTAATAATTTAAGACAACCAGAAGGTGGTTTTGATGTTTTTAAAAAGAAGCCCATACCAAAAAAGCCTAGACAACCAGAAGGTTCTGGAGCATCTAAGAAGTCAAAATTAATTCAAAGACAGCCAGAAGGTTCTGGAGCATCTAAGAAGCCAAAATTAACTCAAAGACAGCCAGAAGGTTCTGGAGCATCTAAGAAGCCAAAATTAATTCAAAGACAACCAGAGACTAACTCAGGTAAGAAAGTTCTTAAAAAGATAACTCAAAGACAACCAGAGACTAACTCAGGTAAGAAAGTTCTTAAAAAGATAACAGGCAAACAAGAGTTTGCTGATACAGACAAGAAAAAATCTAAACCTAGTAGCCCATCAACTTTTGGTGCAGCATTCAAAGCAGCAAGAGCTAAATTGGGAGCTGGTAAGACTTTTACATATAAGGGTAAAAAGTTTAGCACTAATAGAGCAGATGATAAAAAGAAAAAGAAAAAAATTGATTTTTCTAAAATTGTTTCTGCTGCTAAAAAATCTAAGGGTAAGAAAGCATCAACATAAATGGCAACATCAAATTCAAGAGATTTCGACTTAGATGTCGGTGAAATAATAGAAGAGGCTTATGAGCGTTGTGGCTTGGAGATGCGAACTGGCTATGATGCTAAAACAGCTAGACGTTCATTAAATCTTATGTTTGCTGATTGGGCAAACAGAGGATTGAACATGTGGACTGTTACACAAGCTACTAAATCTATTACTTCTGGTACGGCAACTTACTCTTTCGATGCTACTCATGTCGATCTCTTGGAAGTTGTTTTAAGAAATAGTAGTGGCACTGATTTTACTTTAACTCAAATGAGTCGAAGTGAGTATTTAACTATTCCGAACAAGTCAACTACGGGACAACCAAGTCAATACTTTTTTGATAGACAAGTTACTCCTACAATAACTTTGTGGGCAACACCGAATGCTACTTATACTCTTGTTTATTATTATGTAAGTCGTATCCAAGATGCAGACGCTTTGGTTAATACTGCTGACACTCCATTTAGATTTCTTCCTTGTATGGTAGCAGGACTAGCTTACTATTTAGCTATGAAGAAAGCACCGGATAGAGTTCAGTTATTAAAAGCCGTTTATGAAGAAGAATTTCAAAGAGCAGCAGCCGAGGATGCCAATAGCACTCCTTTAAAATTAACACCTAGCATGACATACTATAGTTACTGATATGGCAAAGATTATTGAAACAAAATTTGGAACTCTGGTTAGTCCTAGTAAGATGGCATCTGGTAGTGCTTCTACTATTAAGAAGTCTGGAGCTTTTTATAATTTTTCAATAAGAGTTGATAATGACGATATTCGTGAATACTCATTTACTGATTTAGCTAGAGCCGAGTATATGAGAAGAATAATGATCGGGCATTTAGAAGAAAAAATTAAGATGAGTTTTAAGAAAAATGGCTAGATACGCAACAGGAAAAAAAGCATGGGCTTATTCAGATCGATCAGGTTTTCGTTATCGCTTGCGAGAGATGAAGACAGAATGGAACGGACTGAAAGTTGGACCTGATGAGTATGAAGCTAAACACCCA